GGATGATTGTAAAGATAGTTTATTTCACATTCTTCTAATTCACCATGTAACAAGTAAACATTAGGTAACTTTTTAGCTTTTACTGTGTTTCTGATTGAGTTGATTTTAGCTAAAGTTTCAGTGTGGTCCATAATACTTCCATTGTGTGTTGATGTTTTTAGTACCAAACAAGGAGCATTGTGTCTGTTTTTGAATGTTTCTAAAAACACTTTGATCATTTGACCCACGTTTTTACGATCTTCACCAATTTCACCTTGTAACCAGTGACCAACAAATAAAAATGCGAAGTTTTCGTCGATTTCGTCGAGAGACGTTACTAAATCATTTTCAGGTAAGTCATCGTCGCTGATTTCAAAGTATGTGTTTAGATCAACGCCTTCAAAAATAACTTCAATTGGTTTAGTTACTTTGACTGTTCTTGTAACTTGACCTTGTGGATTTCTTTCTTCAGCTTGAGTTGCTAAAAATACGTCTTTAGCGTGTTTTGAACTTACCAAATTCAAGTCCATTCTATTCAAACCATCAATCCAAGTTGGATGACACAAAGTAGTTTCAATTCCTGCTGTTACACCAATGTTGTAATTTCCTATTGGTTGAAATTCATTTGGAATTGTAATTTGCATCCACACATCTGGTTTTTGAGTGAGTGGTTGTTGAAATGGAAGTACTTTTGGTTCTAAAAATCCCCATTCTTCTTTATGATCTTGAATGTAACCCCAAGGTGTGTTTCCCCAACGTTGAGGCATTACCCAAACGTCCCATTCGTCTTTTTTAGCTTCAATTGTTGCTTTGACAAAATCACGAGCACGTGAACCGTAACCTGAGTAAGTGTCAATAGGACAACTAATAACTACATATTGTTTTTGTTTCATAACTTAGTATACTAATTTGTGTCTTAATTTTTTAGTTGGAAGTGGTTCTACTTTTGTAAATGTGTATGGTTTACGTGGAGTAAAGTTTGCTAATGTAGCGTCAATTGTGTCTGCAATGTTTGAAGCCATGTTTTCAGCTGTCATCATTGCTTCATCACTAGTAACCCATTCACGAGCTAACATTCCTCTACGATTTCTTTCTTCACGACCCATTTCAAATGCTTCTACTAAACCTTTTGCTGCGTCTCTAAAATCAATTCTGTCATCGAAAATGTAAGGTGTTGGAATTGAACCTTGAATACTCATACAAGCTGGAAAAATTGGAATAGCCCATTCACCACATGTTTTGTAGGTTCCAAAATGGTTAGAACAGAAGTTGTCATCAAATTCAATCCATTTCCCTGTTTCATCAGTAAATCTCATTTGGTCTTGCATTCCACCTGTTACTGTAGCCATAATCATTTTTCCACACATCATAGCTTCAGTAAGTGATAATCCCCATCCTTCATTTGAACTCAACAAACTAGTCAAGTCAGTCATGTTGTAAAGAAAATTCATTTCTTGTGGACTAACTAAACGATCCCAGAAAATAACGTCTCCGTGTTTTTCTTCATCTACTAGTAAGTCTTTTACTACATCTAAAGCAGTTCCGTTGTCATCACGAACTTGAGTATGTAGTAAGAAACAACATTTTTTAGCTTTTTCTGGTCCAATCATTTCACAGAAAACATTCCAAGCAGCAAACATGTCAGATGTTTGTTTACGACGAATGTTACGAGCATTGTAGTACCAAACAAATTCATAGTCTTTACCACCTAATACTTCTTTTTTGTAAGCTTGAAAAGCATTCCAATCAGGATCTGATTCATTTAAAGGTCTAAAGATTTTGTGATCAATTCCGTGAGGTGCGTATTTGATTACTTTGTTTTTAGCTTCTTTGCCTAATGCAATTCTGTTGATGTTGGCTGTTTGTTTTGAAATAGCAGCAAAACCATCACAAGACTTGTAATAGTCTTCATTGTAAAGTGGTGCTGGATAATCGTCCCAAATGTTTAGATACACAATTGGAATGTGTTTTCTGATTTCGTTTTCAATTTGAAACAACCAAATGTAATAACGAGGATCTGTCATCATCATTAGTACATCAGGCTTTTCAGCTTTGATTACGTCTCTAATCATTTGAGCGTCTCCATAACCATTGATTGGAATAAGAACAATGTTTGAGTCAGTTAGACCTGTTTGAGCATTTGTTGCTTGACTCAAGTCTAGTCTTTGTCCTTGTTCTGGATGATTAATTGCTCCAGCTAATTGTAACCAGTTGAAGTGATTTGCTGTTTTTAGAACTGTTTCACGTAACATAGTAGCTACACCACTATGCATTCGTAAGTCATCTCCTAACAGTAAAATCTTCTTTCTTTGATCTTTTGGAATATAACTTGTTTTCATTTTTTTAAATTGCGGAACCTGTAATTTCGTGTTTGTAATTGTGCATTAATTTTCTAAAGTCTTCATCATTAACATAAAGATGCATTGCGCGATCTACCAATTTTGAAAGTGAAAACTTTGTTCTTACACATACTACTTTGAAACTGTCGAACTCTTCTGGTTCTAGTTTTAGACTTGTTAGTGTCTTGTCTGCTGCTGGTGTTTTTCCCATAATAACTTATTTTTTGTTCGATAATAAATATGTAAGGTAGATACGTAGATACATTTTTTATGAAAAGAATTCAACTTTCTTTTCACCCTTATTACACAAGTTACCATTAAATGGACACCAAGTACAACTTTCTTTACTTACATTCATTGGGTATTCTTTGTCGAATATATAACCACCATCATTGTTAAAACACTCATTTAAAAACTGACTGAAGTTTTCATTTGCTTGTTTCATTTTAGTTTTTCCACTTGCTGGAAGTACAGTTTGTGTTCTAGGTATAGTAAAGTCTGGATTGTCCCATACTTTTCTTTTCAATACAATAAACTCTACATTGATTTGATTTATGTCAACTCCATACAGTTCACTGTAGAACTTTTTATACAACAATAACTGTTGCATTTTAGTTTGGTTTTTCTTTTCTTTGTCACCCCAACCTTTATAACTGGTTTTAAAGTCATAAATGTGATAAGTGTCATACTTTTCATTGTACATTACTAAGTCAATGTAACCTTTCATATATAAGTTTGACTTGCCTTCAATTGGATAAACAATAGGAACTTCACATCCAATCAATTTCCAACCTCTCAAACCAAACCACTTTACTCTGTCTTTTTTAAATGACTTAATAATTTCAACTCCGTCATTGTAAAACTCTTTAAGTTCATCTGGTGTTGAGTACTGTTGGTTTTTGTTTTGAATTAGACCTTTTTTGTATTCTTCAGTAAGTTGTTCTTTGAAGAAACTGTCTAAGTCTAATTCGTCAGCCTTCTTACCAGAAACGTTAAATACAAAATCAATGTAATACTGGAGAGTATTATGAATGGCAGTACCAAATACCGTATGAATACTTTGACTATAAACCATGTTATTTTGAGCATAGCCCAAATACCATTGGTGATTACACGTGCGCCAAGTTGCGTACTGACTGTAACTAACTGTTTTATCTGTTGCATAATTAACCTCATGCAATTTGATTTTACTTGTTGGATTCTTCCACTTTGCCATTCAAAACCTGCTTTAATTTTTCTAAATACAAAATACCATCATGTAACTCGTCTTGAATGTGTTGAATCCAATCAACTACACTTAAGTCAGTTCTGTCTAAATCAGTACCGTATTTTTGTTTTCCAAATTTAGCTCTTGATTCAAAACGATCTACTATTGTTTGTACAATTGAGTCCATTTTGAATGGAGGTTCAGAATGTTTAGTTGGATTTGTAGTGGCTTCAAAACCATAAGATTTGTTAGGATCCGCAAATGGATCATTTATTTTTACGTTGTACACGTCGTTTCTTTTTGTCATTACTTAAACCTTTAACTTCTAATAATATAACATTTTTTTCTTGAGAATCCAAAAGAGATACTATGTCTTTTGATTCACGTTGTGAACATTCAAAGTATTCACTAATAAACTTTAATTCTTCTTCATTAAATTGTTCTTGACTCTTAATCCATTTGTTCCACATTGGTTTCTTTGGAATAACGTCTTTATAAAATTCATAAAGTTTTTGTGGTGGCATAGGATACGTCATAGCCATTTCAACTATTTGAATATAGTCTTTGTT